TTGGTGACTTCTTCAGTAGGCGTGAATAACTCACGCAATTCTACGTCAAGAGCAGCACGGCGACCCATAAGGGTAGCTGTAAGTTCTTCTGCTGCTTTAACGTCAAAAGGAAATCCGTTCATCTCTTGGATACGGATAGCTTTAGCAAAGGCGTGCTCTAGGTCACACGCTTGCTGGAGGCCACCTAAGCCTTTCTTGAGAAAGAACTCGTAGAGAGACTTAGTGACCTCCACATCTTGCACACAATAGTCTTCCATCTCTTGTGACCAAGTAGACCAGTCTTCGGTTTCCCCGTGGTCGCTCTTGTTGTTCCCAATGCGATAGCCCCACGCCTTTAAGCTGTGGGAACCGATGAGTTCTTTGGGGAACCCTTCACGTTTGAAGTCATCGCTACGAACGTCAGGATACATTAACCTAGCAATCACGGCGGAGTCTAATACACCAGCGTGACGGTAGCCGTAGAGTTTCCAAAGGGCGATAGCGTCAAAGCCGATGCTGTTGTGTCCTACGATATGGTCAGCTTGTGAGAGACGATCTAATCCTTGTTGGATGCTGTCTGCTCGGTAAGCTCCTGTGCCGTTCTGGTCAATTACTACAAGGCAGTGCAGATCTTTAAGGTCACTTAGAGTTGACCAGTCTGTGATGCCGTTGGTTTCTATGTCGAAGTAAGCTATTGTTTTCATGTGAATAATATTGTGTAGTTTTGAGGGTGAACACCAATGATGTTGTAATCTACCCACTCAATCGCTTCATCTATTGTCATTCCATCAGCTTCAAATATCTGAACGAGTTTGGTGTGTTGGTAGACGGCAAACCCATTTTGGTCATGACCTACGATAGCGGAAGAACATCCATCGAAGAGCATTGCTTCATCGGCTAGTTCATCTAAGTATTCTGTTGTTTTCATGTGTGTTATTTAATCAATGGTTAGTGTTGAGTGCTGTCAACGTCTTTTGTCCATAGTTGATGATACAACTTTAGGATGTCTGTCATCTTCACAATTGATAGAAGGTCTTTACGACCACTCCGTTGGTATCCCTTGTAGAGGGCGTCCTTGCCTACAGCTACGCGATCACCTACATCACACAGCTTCTCAGCCATGAGTGCTAGGTCGTGACGCTTGACTAGAACGAAGTCCTCATCTCGCTCAAAGGCAATCCAGTCGGCTTTCCCATAGAGCCATCCGAACTTCCCTTGGACGTTCTTGAACTCCAGCCATACAAGATCATCTTGGACATCTGCATCTTTACGAGCAACACGCTTACGTGCTTTGACATCAATCTTACCGAAGTCAGAGACGTAATCTACGTGAGAGAACTGTTCCATAAGGTCAGCCGCTCGTGCTTCTGTTGCTCGTTCGTTTAACAGTTTAGCGAACATGGCTTCTACGCCTTGACCTCGCTTCCATGATTGGTCTTGTATCCATCTGCTCATATACTCCTTGGGTTAGTGTTTATTATTTAGCTGTCTCGATGCGAGCCGTAGCGATCTTGTAGTAGTCCTCGTCAAGTTCACAGCCTACAAAGCTAAAGCCTTCCTTGACTGCCGCCTTACCCGTTGATCCACTGCCCATGTAAGGGTCTAGGACAACGCCACCCGTAGGGGTGATGAGGCGACATAGGTATTGCATAAGGGCTGTTGGTTTTACTGTGGGATGATTGTTGCCCTCGTCGCGATCCTTCTTGCTTGCCTTGGGGCAGTAGAAGAAGCGGGCGGCTGAGCCTCCGTTATCACTGTGTTCCGCTCCAGTGCTTTTATTCACCAAAAAGGTTGCTCCAGTCGCACCCTCGGAGCATTTCCTTGGCTGTCTAGCTTTACTAGGCTTAGTCTCAGGGAACAACTCAAGAACCTGCTGGCTCCCGTCGTGGATTAGGTTGGCTGGAAAGCGGCCTTGCCTTTCTGGTGTTACCATGTCGTCACGCTCAAATGTGCCGATCTTTGATTGTCCTGCTTTTTGAGCTGGGAGCACCTCAGTCCCTACCCTACACTCATCAATGTTAATCCCACCCGTTCCCCACTTGAGGACATTAGCGGCCACCGTCTTTTCCGAGAGAGGCTTGCGGGCAAGCGTGAAGAACTCACAGGCAGGCTTTAGAGCTGTTCCCCAGCCGTCCCATTGCTTGGCGTCTTCGGTGGCGGGAGCTGTGATTTTATGCCCAGACCCAAGACCATATTCAGCACCTTGAATATTTGTTTCCGCCGTCGCCCTAGGTCTGCGTTTAGCAAATTGACCATCACCCACCACCTCACGCTCTGCCCCTGCTGCCTTGTCAATCGCCTTGCTGATATTCAGACTCTTCGGGAACCCTGACCCGTATATCCAGCTTACCACGTCACGTATCTCAAACCCAGCGTCCTCAATGTTCACCACCATTCGGTGTTGCGTCCGAGTACCACAAGCAATCAAAGCGTGACCTCCGTGCTTCAGGACACGCATAGCTTCCTTCCACACCTCCACCTTTGGAACGTCGTAATCCCACTTCTTGGACATGAAGCTAATGCCGTAGGGTGGGTCGGTCACAATGCTGTCCACGCTGTTGTCTGGTAGTTGCTTCATCTGCTCTAAGCAGTCTCCGTTAAGTAATTTTATGTTCATATAGTTGGTGGTTAGAATGGGTTCTCGTCGTTAGAGTCATCGCAGAGAGGATTAGTGTCCTCTGAGAGACGGCAAGTTTCTTTGTCGTAAAGCAGGTTGCAAGCTACGCCTGTCTCACCGCTGAAACGGTTCTTAAGAACACGCAGTGTTGTCCTGTTCTTATTCTCAATGTCTTGCTGGTTACGCTCAAGACCGATGCACATATCAGATAGCTGAGCGATAGCCGCAGAGCCTCGTAGTTGTGCTAGGGATGTTGCTGCGCCTTCCTCGTGTCCCTTACCTTCAGGACGCTTGAGGTGACTAACAAGAACAACACCAATCTTAGTCTCTTCAACGAGAGCCCGTAGCTTGGTCATTGTGTTGTCGATCATACGACGCTCGTCGCCATCACCCATACCAGAAACAATGATAGAGAGGTGATCCAGAACCACGTAGTCTACATCCATAGCCTTAGCCATGTAGCGGATGTGTCCTAGTAGGTTGTCGCTATCTAGGGAACCCCAGTGGTCGTAAAGGTAGAAGCGACCTGAGCCGACTGTCTTTTTGTATGCCTCGTTGTATTTAGCGTCTGGCTCAAAGGGCTCTAGGTGTAGCGGCTTAGACATTTCCAGACCGATAATACCGTTAGCTGTACGCTCGATAGACTCTTCCAAGGCAATATAGCCGAGCTTACGATCAGTAGTCTTGAGAACGTGTAGCGCGATCTCTTTACAAACAGCAGACTTGCCGATGCCAGAGCCAGCACAGAAGGTAACAATCTCACCTTTGCGGAGACCGTGAGTGAGCGAGTTAAGTCCATAGTAAGGATAAGGGATGCTATCGTTTTCTTTAGGGACAGTGAGACGCTCATAAAGCTCAGAGCCATCCACGATGTCATCGGGACGCCATACCTTAGCGTTCCAGAAAGCTTGGATTACTTCTTCTCCTTTGTTGGCTAGAAGCATTTCGTTCGGGTCTTTCATGGACAACCGAGCGATCTTACAAGTACCAGCAGGAAGGATGTGGGCTACACTCTCAGCAGCTTCGCGTCCCGCCTTGTCTTCGTCAAACATAACGATGACCTCATCCCAAGAGGATAGCCATTCTAGTTGCTTCTTAAAGATTGTCTTGGCTGACTGAGCGCCACTAGGTAGCGATACGACTGGCCACTTGTTGCCTTGGAGTTGGCTAACAGTAAGGCAGTCAATCTCACCTTCAGTGATGACCAGCTTCTTGCCACCATTGGGCCAGAGGTTCTGACCGAAGAAATAGTTAGGTGAGCCATTGCAGTGAAAGCTCTTGTCCGCAAAGCGATACTTCTGGGCTACCTGAGTTCCGTCTAGGTTGCGGTAGTTTGCGACGTGACAGGGCTTACCGTTAAGCTCCCCGATTTGATACCCATACTTTACGCATGTGTCTTTATTGATACCCCTTGGGGCAATCTCCATGAACTTTCCGTTTACGAATCCTAGTGGTGATACAGTTTCCATTTTTGTGTGTTGTGTAGTTGTGTCTTGTTTATCTCTGTTCGGTGTAAAGATACCGCAGGAGTAGCACTTGGTGCTTCCGTCAGAGTTGTGTGTGAGAGCGTCGCTGCTTCCGCAGTCATCGCAAGGTTGGTGTGTGGCTATTGCCGTTAAGTCGTCCATTCGTGTGGTAGCTTTTTCTCGCACCATAGGAACCCGTGTTTGTCGCACCAGTCCCCGTAGGTGGTCTTGCTCTTTTTGCTTAGTGTGTTTGATGCTCGTTGGAATACAAAGCGGATGTCGAGGTCGGGGTGCGCTTCCCTCACTCGCAGGTGTTTGGTTCGGTCTGACGCTATCCAATAGCCCTTTACCTCCAGTATTATTCCATTTTCTAAAACGAAGTCTGGCGTGTATTTGCAGACCTTCGTGTAATCTAGTTTCATCGACTCGTAAGAGTGGGTAACCCCCGCCGCATTTAAGGCGGAGGCTACTGTCTCTTCGAACTTCGAACGAAACTTAGAACGGCGCGTTGGTCGTTTCCGCTTCATCGGCTACTTCGAAGGCATCACTCAGGGATTCACCGCTACCTACGTAGCCGTCTGCTTCAGCACCAAAGCCGAAGGAGCTATCACCGCCACCATACTCGATAAGGTCGAGCACTTGGACTGCGCGGAGACGCAAGGTGTAACCGAAGCCCTGACTTGGAACGAACCAAGTGTTTACTTCGACTGCCATCTTGAGGGTAGAACCGCTGCCAATCTTAGGCATGTCGATCTTCTTACCTTGGCTATCTACTGCTGTGATAGAGAACTCTAATGTTCCCTTAGACTTGGTATGAACCTTAGCCTTTTGTTTCGCATAGATCTCGTGATCACCTTCATCGTTAATACGGAGAGGCGAAGACGCTGCCATGCGGATCTTCTCTTTACCTTGGCGACTGCACTCGTCCTTGTAAGCGGCATCAAGCTTCGGCTGAATAAGCGCCTCGAAAGCTTTGAAGTCTGCCTCACTTACGTGGAGCTTACAGCTATAAACGCCATCTTCA